CAGGCGCAGCTATTAAAACCACAACAGTCGCGGTAACTGCTCAAACAGTGGCGCTTGGGGCTCTGAAAACAGCGATGTTGGCTGTGCCTTGGGTGGCGGCAGCGGCTGCGTTGGGGTATGTCGCGAAAGGTGCAATTGACGCACGTACAAAGATCAATGATTTAGAGGCAAGCCTGCGGGATACAACAGGAACCGGAGAAGCGTTAAAGCAGAAGATGCAGGAAACTGCTGCTGAAATTGAGCGGCTTAAAGGTCAAGTCGAGGGCGCTGGTCCAAGTGCTGACTATCTGCGTAAAAAAATTGAGTTATTGACCGCAGCTCTTGAGCAGATGAAAGGTCGTTATGAAATTGAAATTGCAATTAATGAGATTAGAAATGACGTAAGGAGTAAATCAATTCAAGGTTTTGACACGCTGACGCCTTCAGAGCTTGATGAAGCTTTAGGACGCGGGGCGTTTGCACCGCCTAAGCCGACCAAAGGCGGAGGTGGAGGAGGAGGAGGTGGCGCTAATGCAGCGTTAACGGCGCAAAGAGATGCAGAACAATTAGCGCAGAGACAGGCTGAAGCTTATGCCAGTATTAATCAACAACTGGATAGAAGCCTTGCGCTGAACTCTGGCGTTAATGATTACATCAAGCAAGGGCTTCAAAATCTTTTTGAATACGAGGATATGGTGGCGCGTATTAATAAAGACGTTGAGGCAGGTAGACAGGCAGAACTTATCGCATTGGCCGAACTCAAGAGAGAACAGGCTGATTTCAATATCCTGAAAGGCGCTGCATCTGATTTCGGTTCAGATGTAGGCAAGGAGTTTGCTGAACAGCTTAAGCCAGTCAATAAAGAACTTAGCGAAACAGATAAGTTACTGAAAGGTGCATTTGATATTGTTGCCAACAGATTAACGAGTGCTATTCAAGGATTAATTCAAGGCACGAAAGACTTCAATGATGTTTTAAGTGATGTTTTGTCGCAATTAGGCAGTCTGTTCCTTAATGCAGCATTCTCAAGTCTTGGCAAAGGATTAAAGATTCCTGGTTTTGCTGATGGCGGCAGGCCACCAGTAGACCAAGCCAGTGTTGTTGGAGAAAGAGGGCCTGAGTTATTTGTTCCAGATAGCGCAGGAACTATTCTTCCTAATGATGCCTTTGCTGCAGCCCGTAACGCAATGGGCGGTGGTGGTGGAGACGGCGACTCCGGCGTTGTTGACGAAGCGTTTCAAGCTTCTGGAGATTCTATTAGTTCAGTCCGTGAACGCCTGATACAGAATGAAATGCAAGCAACCTCTGCAAAATATACGAATGGTCCCATCACCTTCGAGACGTACCAGATCGGAAGTATGGATGTAGTCACCCGCGAAGAAGCAGAAGCTATCGGGCAAGCAAGTGCTCAGCAAGCTAGGGCGCAAGTTTTTAGCGACATGCGGAACCGCCCCGCTGTCCGCCGACAAATCGGAGTTAAGTGATGCTGGCAATAGGGATCTATCTGAAACTGCTGGACTCTTCCGGCAATGACACTGGCTATCAATTCCAAAACTTCTTTCAAGGCGAAACTAGAACCTACAATGGCGTTGACTATGTTTTTGGTTCATTTGGCTTTAGTGGCGGAACGTTAGATCTGGAAGGCGGAAATATTTCGGCTTCGCTGATCTTTTCTGTTAATCCTGTTTCGTTGTCAGTATTTGGTCAAGCCGTGAACGATTTTTGGTTAGCTGAAATCCGCACGGTATGGCTTGAGCCTGAAGCGTTAACAGAAACAGCTCAGCATTCAGAAGAGCTTTACGCCATTACAGGGTATAACCACGACGGCAACCAGCTCTCTGTTCGGCTTGGTAGCCCAATAGACGCAGTGCAGAGCAACGTACCACGAAGGGTTTTAACAACAGCCCTGGTTGGCGAACTTCCAAGTACCGGTCAGATTAACCTTACCTAATGGATATCACTAAACGCCCTTTCGTTCTGCTTCCTCAGGACCGCGTAATCATGGAGATTACGGGCATGGATCGTGAGCAATATCGGGATTTTTGCTTGCAATGTTATAAGGCCGGGCGAAGCATACCAAGCACCGATCCTGTCGCCTTTGATCCCTTTACGGCAGTTGCTTATTTGATAATCGGAATTGCCTTATCATTTGCAGCCTCATTGCTGGCACCAAAGCCACGAGTAGAAGAAATTACGCCTCAACGAGAAGAAGGTGGGCAGAATTTTGTTAATGGTCGAAAGTCAGCCCCTACAAGCGGATTTGATAGCGTTCAGAACGTTGTCGAAGTGGGCTCTGTAATTTCCATTGTTTATGCCAACAGGCGGGAGATCAATGGGATTTGGTATGGAGGAGTAAGAGTTAATACCAATTTATTGTGGAGCCAATTGTATTCGATTGGCGGTGGGCAGTTGTTACGGGCGCTTTTTTCTGTAAGTGAAGGAAATGTACCAACGCCTGACCCAGAACAATTCGCGATTGGAAACAATATCATCCGCAATTTTGATTTAGCCAAGAACGACGTATCAAGAGTAAGTCTCTATTACGTCAACGGATCCGATGCTAATAATCGCATTGTGTCAACAGACCATATTGCTGGCCGGAATGCAGATAGCGATTTAGGAAATGCCGAAAACGATGGCGGAACGAATGTCTTTCAAGCCAGAACTGCTACCGGATGGGCGGATGATTTTTGCTCCGTCGTTGTTCCTTCAAATCAAACATCACTAGGGCTAAGTGGATTCATTGGCAATAACATGCCATTCAGGCCGAATCCTAGGATCAAGCCAACCGAAAACTATGACAACGAACCGCAGAAACCTGATCCCCAAGGGAAGACAGAGCGGGCGCATGACGTTTGGAAGTATTACGGGCGGTGTGGTGTCAACAAATTAAATGGCAATCCGACGACAGATGAATTTATTAATCTAGTTCCTGGCGATCAAATTACTTATTCTTTATTCTCAGATAGCGATAATGATGGCGTGTTTCAATATCAAATATCAGCGAAAGACGGTTTCTCCTATACAAACGACATTGCCGACAGTGTCGCCAGCAGGCAAAGCAGCTATGATGACCAAATCGTCCTAGGAGACAAATATTTAATTGGCAACGCAATAGGGGTTTGCGTTAGTCGCACTAATCAACCTTTCGTTTCTGAGGTAGATAATACGCCTGTGGGAGGCGGACAAACGGTAACAGCAGTATTTGAGATAACTGAGCCAGGGGGCATCCATGCTTACGACTCCCAAGGACTCCATCCCGCCCTCGGTCCGTATGATGATTACAACAAATTTGTAGGGAATAATTATCCCGCGTATGGTCCTCGCGTTAACGCGACGCTCACATCCCACATTTTCCGTTTAACTGAGGCTTCATTTACAACGGAAAGAAGCACAAGGTACATTGAAGTTGGACTTAAAAGCCGCGTTAATCTTCAGATTAATGGCATCTGTTACTTTAGAGGAATTGCATACGATGATGAAGCTAGAACTTTGAGTAAAATTGATAGTGAGAGGGTAATAGACAACATTGTTTTTACTAACGGGAACTTTACTTCTCCCGAAGCTAGGTATAGTGGGTTCCGCGTTAAATTCCGTAGCACATCTACAGCTGCTTACTCAGTGGTGCCAATGATTTTCTTGGTTCGCTCGCAGCAAAGCACAGACGTATTTAATTATTTGCGATTTGAAATGGATACTTCCAACACTTGGGAGTTTCAATTAACACCCGCTTCCTCTTGGGAGATAAGAAACGGTACAGATGATTTGCATGTACTGGACTATAAGAGAAATAATCGCGTGACGGTAAGCACATTGTTAGGTATGAATATAGTCTTTACGGGTTTGGCGAATATTGCAAGAAACGCTGATAATTTTGCGGTCCCACCTCTAACAACAATCGACGGAACAGAATTGGATGACAACAATGGTCCTGATCTGTCTTTTGATGATCTTGTGGACGGTAGAGGATATTACGGAGATGCGTTCGCCAGGATTGCTGAAGGATTCATGTTTGAGGAGATGACAACAACAGCTAATCAACCTGAACACAGCATTGTTTACGTTAATGTTCAAACGACAAATTCGCAAATACCTCGCTATGACAACATAGCGATGGTCGGAATGAATCTTCGGAGTAGCACCGAAATCCGAGAGCTTCAGCAGTTTAGTGTTTATGTCAATCAAGGAATTAATTCAACGAACCTCTTCCCAGAGGTGTTGCTTGATATGTTTACGAATACAAGATACGGCCTAGGAAACGTTTTAAATACAGCTCAAATCGATACGGCAAGTTTTGCCGCCATGGCCACTTGGTGCGAGAATCGAAAGTATTTCTTCGATGGCGTAATAGATAGCAAGCTTAATATTCGAGATTGGGGGACCATTACGGCTAATAATTACTTGCTTGATTTAATCGTCAGAAATGGACAGTTTGCTTTGCAACCCGTTGCTGATTTTGACACAAAGCCTGTGATTACTGCTCTGTTTACGAGTGGCAATATTTTAGACAATACCTTTGAATTTACATCGGCTGATGAGCAAGACCGGATCAGGCCAAGAGTTTCTGTTAAATGGCGAGAGGAAAAATTAGACACAAATAATGGGCTGTTTCCTGTCGTTCGGCAAGTTACCGTAAGAGAAAGTGATACGGCGGAGGATGCCCCATTAGAAACATTGGACATTTCGGCGTATGCAACTTCTCAGAAGCAGGCCATTGATCTTGCTAAATGGACGTGCAGGCGAAGGCGGTATATCACGCATTCAATCAAATTTGAAACGACACCAACCCAGGCTGCCTTAGACATCGGAGCGGTTTTTAATTTAGGGATGGAAACAATCGCATACGATCAGCCTCAAAACGGAGCTATTGCCGCTGATGGGACCGTTACCAGTTGGCCGCCGTTAAGCAATGGAACTTACGACGCATTGATATGGACTGGCATTGCAACAACAGTTGAGGAGAGGACAATCAAAATTGAAAACGGAAAAGCCGTGGGGATTCAAAACGCAGTTTTCTGCATTAAGAGTGGTATTCAATCAGTGGAGACTTACAAGACGCAGGCTCTTAATTACACAGAAGATGGAAACATCAACGTGGAGGCAACGGTTTACCCCTGTGATAAAGATGGAGCTAGCCTGCTAACGATGGGCTGGGATGATCCCAGCAACTGGAGCATTGAGGGGCAAAGAACATGACCGCCGATTTTCCTGCGCTATGCCCCAGTAAAAGATCATTGCAAGCAGGGCAGTATCCAACCAAACGATTTGACAGCATCTCTGGTGCGTCAGTAACGCGCCTGTATGGCAGCAAAGCATTCAATGCTGAACTGCAGCTGACATACCAGCTAAGCGATGATGACACGGCAGCATTGCTAAAGTCTTATCACGACAGCTACGGTGGTGCTGATACGCTTAATTTGCCGGAAGCGGTCTATGGCGGCATGAGCGAAAACTTGCAAGCTCAAGTTCGTGACTACTATTCATGGCGCTGGAACGCTCCACCATCAGTTGAAAGCCTTTTTCCAGGTCGCTCTAGAATCCTAGTAACCCTGATCGGAACACTGGACGGTTGATATGGCAGTTCTAACAGGCGCTGATGGTCAACTCGTTTATAACAACCGACCTGTTGCAAAGTGCCGTGAGTGGAGTATCAGCACGTCAAAAGACGCGCTTGAGACGACATGCTTGGCAAGTTTTGACCGCAGCTACGTTGAAGGACTGCGTGGCACGACTGGGTCAGCAACCATCCTTTACGACCCAGAGGAGGCGTCAGGCAACAATCTGCTGAACTCGATCAATGCCAATGGGCAAAATGATACGGTCGATTTTGTGCTGTCACGCGCTGACGGCAAGCGTTTTCGCTGCAGTGGTTTTCTTACT